TCAGGCGATAAGCCAGTACGAGTACAGAGTTATTTAAATTGCTGTTGGGCAAACGTAGGGCAACCTTTGACAGAGGCAATTGCAAAACGTGGCATTACGCATTTGATTCGTGGTCAACGGCTTGATGAAAGCCACAAATCCACGGCTCGACATGGGTCGGTAATTAATGGTGTGACTTACATTCAACCAATAGAAACATGGACTAAAGAGCAAGTTTTGGCGTTTTTACGGACTCAATGCCAGTTACCAGAACATTATGCAATCGACCATTCAAGCCTTGATTGTTACGATTGCACAGCGTATTTGGCGCACTCAGCGGATCGAGTGGCATGGATGAAAGAAAAACACCCAAATCTGCATGAAAAATATAAAATAAACATGGCGGCACTAAAGTCTGCCTTGTTGCCTACTTTAGAGTTATTAAGGAATTGCGATGCTTAATCAATACGTCAACATGACTCCGCAGCAGAAAATGGCTCAAATGCTGCAACAGCAAGGGCAACAAACTCCGTTGCAAGGTCAAGATGTTAACCAAGCTCAAATGCCTCAAATGCAAAACCCATTAGCTGGCGCACAAAACGCTATGAGTATGTATGGGCAAATGCAAAAACAAAATCAAATGCAAGATATGCAAGATTACTTGGCTCGGTTTAAACTTGGTCAAGCGCAAACTGGTGGTATGTTTGATTCGGCTAATGCTCAAGCGCCATCGATGACTGCGAACAATTACACGGGGTAAGTCATGGATTTAGATTACAACACCAGACTAGCGGCGATTCAGCGTAACGAAAAGTTAGCGCAGATTATGCAACAACAAGCATTTCAGCCTATTGATATTCAAAGTTATCAAGGTATTCAAGCGCCAATCAGTCCTTTGTCGGGGTTAGCAAAAGTTTTACAAGCCTACATGGGCGCAAAAGGTACGGGCGATGAAGTACGCATCAAGCTAAATCAAGAAGCTAAGACAGAAGCGCAACAAATGTTGTCAGGATTGCAAGACAGGCCAGCATCACCTGGTCGTGCTGCGGTCATGGGTATGCCTGAGATTCAAGCGCGGCCTGCAACGTCATTTACCCCAATGGGCGCTGATTATGAGGACAATCCAAATTTGCAAACAGCACCGTCGGGAAATGTGGAAACGCCTGCTGTGCCGTATCAGCCTGCCGTTGCACCACAAGCGGCAATCCCACCACAAGCAGCGGTGCAAATGACGCCAGAATTAAAGCGTCAAAAACTTGTTGAAATAATGATGGGTCAAAACCCATACGCTTCACCAGTTGCTAAATTAATGTACGAAAGTTTAGAAAAACAAGACAGCGGCCCATTGGCTGAATATAAACTTTATGCTGAACAAGCTAAAGCCGCAGGTCAAACACCTCTCAGTATTGATGCTTACAAAACAAGACAAATACAAGCAGGTCGAGCAATTAGTAATAACGTAGTTAATATGCCAGCGGGTGCGCCTATTCCAGTTATGCGTAATGGAAAACTTGTTCTTGTGCAGATGGGCAAAGATGGTAAATACGTTGAAGTTGAAGGTATTTCCCCAGTACCGACTCAAACACCTCTTGCACAAGAATTAGCTGACGCAGGAATTACACCTGACAATCCTAAATTCCAAGAATTAGCCCAAGCGTTTATTAACAAGAAATTAACGCAATCTTTTGCACCTAATGCAACAGTTGAAAGGCCTGGTAAAGAACCACAACAAACCGCACCAGCCCCTGCTGAAAACACGGTAAACGTGATGATCGATGGAAAACTTACTGCCGTTCCAATTGCACAAGCCGCAGAATTGACTGCTAAATTTAAAGGCATGGTTGCAAAATCTACGGGACAAGCTGAAGCTGAACTTGATCTTGTAAGCGTTCCCGATCCAAAAGGAACTGGCGCTAAAGTTTTAATTCCAAGATCACAGCTTGTAACGCAAGCGGAAAAAGGAACGCCTGCAATTTCTCAAGTTGATACAAAAGCTCAACAAGGAAACACGGTTCTTGATGTAGCAAGAAGGGCTGAATTAGTATTACCAAAAGCATCGTCTGGCATTATTAGTAATTTGTTCACAATGGCAACTGATGCTGCGGGAATTCCAACAGACAAATCTGCTGCGGATGCACAATTGCGGGTTCTTGGTGGACAGCTAACGTTAGCACAGCCTCGCATGGAAGGGCCACAAAGTAACGCAGACAGTATTTTGTATCAACAAATGGCAGCTGAAGTTGCAAATCCAAATAGACCGTATCAAACTCGCATGAAAGCGTTAAATACGGTTATTGAGTTAAACGAAAAATACGCACCAACACCAAGCGCACCACCGCCAGGCTCTGTTCGTAGGATTACTCCAAAATGACAACAGCCACTTTCGAAGTAAAGATTGGCAAAGAAGTCTACGAGGTAGATGCCAAAGACGAAAATGAAGCGTGGAAACTAGCTAATACGTTTCACGCTCAAACCCCACCGCCTGCGCCACCCGAAAAATCTACGGGCGAAAGCATTATGTCGGCGGTTAAAGACTTTCCCCGACAAGTTGGGTTGACAGGCCGGTATGCTATTGAAGGTGCAGCAAACACGTTAGGGTTGCCTTTAGAACCTATGCGGATGGGTGTTAGCGCAATTTCACAACTTGCCGGTGGGCCACCAGCAGCATCAATGTCAACGTATGGCACAAAGTTAGCGGATTTGCTTGGATTGCCTAAGCCTAAAGAAACGTCTGTCATGGACACTCGGACAGGTTTAGCCAACGTATTGCCAAGTGAAGAAGTAGTTGGCGATATTGCTAAATCTATAGCATCTTCTGCCGCTATGGTTGGGCCAGCGGCAACTATAGCCAAAAATACCACCGGCATTACAAGCAACGTTGCCAACCAGTTGGCTGCAAACCCTATGCTGCAATACGGTTCGGCAGTTGGAGCAGGGTACGGCAGCGGGTTAACAAGAGAATCAGGCGGCGATCCCTTGCAACAATTCTTTGCAGGCTTGGCGGGTGGTGTTGCTGTGCCTGCGGCATACGGTGGGGCAAAGTCTTTGCTTACGTCTGCCGGTCAAAAGGTAGCGCCTACGCTAACTGGCAAGCTAAACCCGGAAGCTGCAATCCCAAACCCTGCTGAAGTTGATCAGATCATTACTTTAAAGCTCGGTCAATCAGGCATTGATTTCAGTCGATTGCCAGATCAAGTACGCAAGTCGTTGACCGCAGACGTTGCAAATGCTTTGCGGACGGGCGGTGACTTGGGCGGCGATGCAATGCGTCGATTGCTTGATTTCCGCATGGTTGAGGGTACAACGCCAACCAAAGGCATGATTACGCTTGATCCACGGCAAATCACGCTAGAGCAAAACTTAGCCAAAACTGGCATGAATTCGGCAGACCCTAATTTGCAAACATTGGGCAATGTACAAGCGGCAAACAACAAAGCGTTGATTGATGCTTTAAACGCAAGAGGTGCGGGTAATGTACAAGCGCCGTATTTGATGGAAGCAGGCGAAGCAAGTGCAGCAAAGATTGCTGCTGAAGATGCCGCAAAACAAGCCGATACATCGAAGTTATATAAACAAGCTAAAAATATGCCTGGTGGCACAACGCCATTAGATCGTTCGGAGTTGATGAACAATATTGACACTTTGTTGGCAAAACAAAACGCTAATGCATTTTTGCCTGAAAGTATCCGATCAATGTTGAATGAAATAAGCGCTGGTCAAACAACAATTAACGGCAAAACGTTTCCTGTACCGTTTGATACCAATGCACTTGATACTTTGATGACTAAAATTGCAACAGCGCAACGTGGTGCAGATGGTAATACAAAGACTGCTTTAAGTTTAGTGCGTCAAGCCATTGATAACACAGAAATTAAACCAGTTAAAACAGAGTTTGGCGGCAATCAATTGGTAACTGAGGCCGGTGGCAAGTTTTTGCAAACGCAAGACGCTCAAGCCGGTGAATTGTTATCAGCATTGAACAAAGCAAGAGCATCACACCGTGAACGCATGAATTGGCAAGAATCAACTAAGCCAATTGAACAAACCGTTGATGGGATGCAACCAGACCAGTTTGTGCGAAAGTTTGTACTTAATGGGGATGTTGCAGATGCAGCATCAGTAGCCAAATCAGGCGATCCAGCAGCCACAAAGTCGGCTATCTTGACGCATTTGAAAGATCGAGCGTTGGGCGGCAGATCAGACGAGGTTGGTACATTTGGCGCTGCAACGTACAATAAAACGCTTAAAGAAATTGGCGATAAAAAATTAGCTTTGTTTTTTACGCCTGAAGAAATTGGTGAATTAAAGCGTTTAGGCCGTGTTGCTGAATACACAACCGTACAGCCTAAAGGCTCGGCAGTTAACAATAGCAACTCTGGCGCTTTGGTGCTTGGTGCTGGTATTGATTTGCTTGCATCTGCTACGGGTTTAAGTGGATTCGGTGTTGGGGCAACGCTTGCCATTCCATTTGCTAAAAAAATGATGCAAGGAACGTTAAACTCAGCAGAGCAACAACGAGCATTAGACATGGGCAAAGCATTATCAACTAAAGTGCCAGGCTTTTCTCTCGGCGAACGAGTAGTGCCGGCATCCATTTATGCGGGGCTTTTGACTAATCCCCAAGTTGGTCAACAATAAGAGGTAATCAATGAGCTATCTCTTATATCCTGTTACAAGTTTTTTTAACCGACTAATATGCGATTGATGAACCCCATACTTTTTGGCAATGATGCTTTGACGTTCGGTGCTTTGCCAAATGTCTGCAATATCTTGTTCAGAAAGTCTGCCGTTCCAATGATCCAATCCGTAATTATGTCTACGTTTATTAGCTGCATCAGCATTGTTTTCGGCTTTTGTTCCTACTTTAAGATGCTCTGGGTTTACGCATGGCGGGTTATCGCACAAGTGCATAATTATTTTGCCATTAGGTATTTTTCCAATAAAATGCTCATAAGAAAATCTATGCGCTCTCATTTGGTGTTCGCCACAACGAACAATCCCATACCCGTAACTATTTTTAGTTCCGTTCCAAATCCAACAAGTATCAGTTTTATTAATTTTTGCTTCAAACGATTCTTGCATGGTTACAGGCAAATACAAATGCAATTCGTTTTTTGCTCTAGCTCGATTGTAATGAGTGCGGCACAAATGTCGAGCAACAGATTTTTCGCTGCAAATGCTGCACGGAATCGTTGTTTTAACTTGGTAAGTCATTGGCATCTCCTGTTAAATAACAGTATATGTCTTATTCATGGGGGATGCAAATGAGCTACAATGGTTCAGGGACGTTTGTAATCAACTCAACTGGTCAGCCAGTTGTTACAAACACGGTTATTTCATCAACAGCGTTCAATGCGCTGACTGCTGATCTTGCGACTGGTTTAACGACTGCTTTGACTAAAGACGGTCAAACAACTCCGACTGCTAATATCCCCATGGGAACTTTTAAGTTTACGGGATTGGGGGCGGGTTCGTCTGCAACTGACTCTGCAAACTTATCGCAAGTGCAAAGCTCGACCGGATCGTTTTTAACAGCAGCCGGCACAGACACAATTACAGCGTCGGTAAGCCCGTCATTGTCTGCATATGCTGTTGGGCAAACGTTTAAGTTTATTGCTGCTGCAACGAACACAGGCGCAGTTACGATAAACATTAGTGCGCTTGGTGCTAAATCTATTGTTAAAAACGGTTCAACAGCGTTATCTGCGGGTGAATTGGTTAGCGGTTCAATGTATCAAATTGTTTATGATGGTACACAATTTCAACTTATCGGGGCTGGCGGCGTAACAGCTGGCAAATCAATAGCTTTTTCAATTATTTTTGGATTATAAATCATGGCCGCACCTAATATTGTTAACGTTAGCGCAATTTATGGCAAAGTCGTAACTGCCGATTTAACTTCAACCTCTGCAATTTCAGTTTTAAGCAATGCTGCATCAAGTGGCAAAGTGTTTAAAATTGATTCTCTTGTGGTGGCTAATATTGATACGGCAAACGCTGTAAATATTACAATTAATCATTATTCGGCGGCTGCGTTAGGCGGTACTGCAACACCAATTGCATCTGTTATTTCCATTCCACCTGCGGCAAGTTTGATTGTGATTGATAAAACAACCATGATCTATCTTGAAGAAAATATGTCAATTGGTGCTGTAGCTGGTACAGCAAGCAAATTAAAAGTGGTTTGTTCTTATGAGGACATTTCGTAATGGCTTTAGGAAACCAAGGGCAGATAGGCCCGTATCGCGGCCCAACTAGCGGAATGTTGCGGTTAAGTTCTTTGCAACAAGGCGTTGCTTATTATTCGTCAAATTACTTAATTGTTGCAGGCGGCGCTGGTGGTTCTGGTGGTAGCGGCGGTGGCGGTGGTGGCGCAGGGGGTTTAATTTCTGGTACAGCAACGTTAAGTTCCACAGTTGTTTACACGGTTACGGTTGGTGCGGGAGGTAGTGGTGGTGGTTCTGGTGCTGGTTCGTTAGGGACAAATGGTTCTAATTCCACATTAACCGGAACGGGGATTTCTCTTACAGCAGCGGTTGGCGGTGGCACTGGTGGTTCTTTTGGAGGAACAACTAGCGGCGCAACTGGTGGCTCTGGTGGCGGCGGTTCTTTTGACAGCGGCGCAGGTGGTGCGGGAACATCGGGACAAGGCAATGCTGGCGGGACTGGCTCTGGTGCGGGGACAAGATCAGCAGGCGGTGGCGGTGGCGCAGGCGGTGTTGGTGCAAATGGCAATGCCGGAGTCGCTGCTGGTGCGGGTGGTGTCGGCTTGTCAAATTCAATCACAGGTTCAGCAGTTTTTTATGGTGGTGGTGGTGGTGGTTCTTCTGAAACTGTACCTAATGGTGCAGGAGGAACTGGCGGTGGTGGTGCGGGTGCATACCAGAGTGTGAGCAATGGAGTAGCTGGAACTGCTAATACTGGCGGTGGCGGCGGCGGTGGTTATTCAACTTTTTCTTCAGGAAATGGTGGCTCAGGTGTTGTTATCTTGTCTATTCCAACTACAAGATATACCGGAAAAACAACCGGCTCTCCAACAGTTACTACTTCGGGCGTAAATACAATATTAAAATTTACGGCATCAGGGAGTTATACGGCATGAGTTATTTTGCAAAAGTATCTACGCTTACAGATGGCAAAGGCATTGTTAACAACGTCATTGCGGCTGACCAAGCGGTTATTGACTCAGGCTCGGAAGGCAACCCAAGTATGTGGTGGCAAACTTCATACAACACACATGGTAATGTTCATTACGGTCAAGACGGTCAACCGGATGGCGGGGTAGCATTTAGGGCAAATTATGCGGGTATTGGCTACACACTTGATACAACTGTGGTTCAAGATGGCGTAACTGGGGTGTTTTATGCGCCACAACCATATCCATCATGGGTTTTAAATACTCAAACGTATTTGTGGGAAGCGCCAGTTCCAATGCCAAAAACTGGTGAGCCATATTCTTGGGACGAGGCTACAGAATCTTGGGTAACAAGTGCTTAACTTTATTGCCATATTGTTGATTTCACCATTGATACTGCTATGCAGCGTGTGGTTGATACCGTGGTAAATTTTTGCAATGTTTAAGGGTAAATAATGGATTGGCAACAACTATTTAACATTGGTGCTGGCGCTGCTTTGGGCGCAATTGGTTGGTTTGCCCGTCAGTTGTGGGATGCTGTTGACGAACTAAAAAAAGAGATCGGCGACTTAAAACTTCATGTGTCAACAAACTACATGAAGACAGAAGACATTCAGCGAATGTTCAGCCGAATAGAAAACCAGCTAGATAAGATTTTAGACAAGGTCGATCAAAAGGCAGATAAATAATGGACCCGATTAGCGCCCTCCTTAACATTGGCAATACGCTGATAAACAAGTTATTCCCTGACCCTGCGCAAGCGGCTCAAGCGCAATTGGCGTTGCTCAAAATGCAGCAGGATGGTGAGTTGGCCGCAATCAGCGGGCAGATGGAAATTAACAAAATTGAAGCTGGATCAAGCAGCGTATTTGTGGCTGGGTGGCGTCCGTTTGCAGGTTGGGTGTGTGGTATAGGCTTGGCGTATGTGTCGATCATAGAGCCTGTTGCAAGGCTTGTGGCTACCATTGTAGGCTACACAGGTGCGTTTCCTAACATTGATACAACGCTCACCATGCAAGTTCTTTTGGGTATGCTTGGCATGGGTGGCTTGCGTACACTCGACAAAATTAAAGGTGTAGCTGCAAAATGAAAAGTAACTGGCAAAAATCGTTTGAATTGATGCTGAAATCTGAAGGTGGTTACGTTAACAATCCTCTCGACCCAGGTGGACGTACAAACTTAGGCGTTACTCAAGGCACTTGGGAAAGCTGGGTCGGGCGCCCGTCTGACAAAGCTGAGATGCGCAGCCTGACTCCAGAGAAGGTTGAGCCTTTGTACAAGAAGAAGTATTTCGACGCTGTACGCGGCGATGAGCTGCCTGTAGGGCTGGACTACCTTGTGTTTGATTTTGCGGTCAATGCGGGGCCTGGGCGCGCTATCAAGGTCATGCAATCTGCCGTGGGTGTTACGCCAGACGGTAAGTTTGGCCCGATGACAATGGCAGCTGTGCAGGCCGTTGACCCTGTTGATCTGATTGAGCGATTTAGCCAAGCCAAAGAGGACTTCTATCGGTCTTTGACTACCTTTGCAACGTTTGGCAAAGGCTGGCTAAATCGAGTTGTTGACGTTAAGGTAAAGGCTTCTGCGATGTTGGTTTGAAGTGCCTGTCGCAGTACACGCAAAGCCCCTCACGCAACGTTGTACAGACTTGACCGCAACCATCACAAACAAACTCTTTGGGAAAGTTTGTCGGGCGTGACCAGCGAACCCAAAGAGCTGTAGCAACCAATGCAGCGGCAGCGCAATAAAATATAAAAATCCAGTCCCATAGCGTCATCACCAGCCTCCCACACCCATGAGTACCGTTTGCTCTTTTGCGGCTCTCTCAGCGGCTATACGCATGGCTGGCGATAGCCTGTATGCAGGGCGGTCAAACCTGTCGATCTTTTTTTCAACGTGGGTTAGGAATTTCTCAAGTAACGCACGTTCGCCAGTCGGTGCAATGTTTCCAAGTTCTGACGCACACATTGATAACGTTGTGGTTCTAGAGTCTGGCAACAAACCTTTGTGGCGCAGTTTGTCAGCAGCAGCCAGGTACAAGTTGGATAACGTCATTTCACACCTCTTGTGGCATTGCTTAAATCACGGCGCAGAGCAACTATTTCTTCTGCGTATTTAATCATTCCCTCAGTTAATGATTGGTTTAATGCCTGCAATTGGCGAATGTAATCCGCCGCTTCGGTTTGTTCTTGATGAGTCATATAAAAACCATTTTCAAGGTTTCTTAATAATTTTTTTGGGCTAAGTGGGTTCATTGTTTGCCTTGTCTAAAGCATAGAGGGCGGTATACAGATGCGGATGCGTTGTGTCGTTAATCAACACACCTTTGTCACCAATGTAGCCTGTAGGCTTTAATTTAGCCATTGATTGAGCAGCCTGCATAAACGCACAAGGATTGTATTCAGCGTTGCAGCGACCACCACAAGCCTCTTTAAACAGATGGATATAGTCGGCTTTGTTCATAAGCGCAGTCCAAACGGGTTATGAGCGTGTTTAACAACTAAGTTTTCGTAATTATCTGAAGATTCTGTAGCAGTCGGTGCTTGTCGAATAGTGACATAAACACAAGGTGAGCCACGCCTACCGTCCCCACGTTTCTCAATCTTGTTATTGCGCTGAAGTTTGGCAAGTTGTGTGTAGATGCTGATCTTTTCAAGGCCACAATAATCAGCAATATCAGTTGTTGTTTTAGGCTCAATGCAATACCGCAATATCTTTTGTTCTGTTGACATATATTCCCTTTAAAAGGATACATTAAGCTAACTAAACAGATCAATCAAGAAATATTAACTAGGTGATAACCCTTACTTTGTTTTATTTAAATATAGTTCCCCTACCCTTATACCCACCCACCGTAGTAGCAAGCTACTGATAGTAGTTGAGGATAAATCCTTTACGACAGACCTGTACCTTGTTAGGTTTATGGCAGGCATCTCACCCCACCCCTAGATTCCCTAAAACAGTAGCAGTCCTTGCAGCTGTAAAAGATCACTACCTAGAGTAAATGGTTTTAGTTTGTTTCCAAACTCTGTCTATATCCTGTTCGATTTCTCTACTGGGGCGTGCGGGTCACACGGGATACAACTTTAATTCTTTATTTAACCTGTTCTGGGTACTGGCGGCTACCATGTTAGCTAATGCGCCCTGACAGTTATTTTGAGCAATAAAAAAGCCGTTTTAGAGTGCATCTTGTTGGTCGACCTCTTATAAAGAGGACATTCTTTGATAAATATTCTTTACGTCATTTATCAAAAAATCAAGATACACACTAAAACGGCTTACATCGTCGACCAAGACAACAATTTGATTCTACCACCGTCTGTTCCGATGTGCCAAGCCCTAAAGCTAGGCTGTTGAAACTAGACCCTTACCAGTTGTTGTTTCTGCTTGCTAAAGGCTTAATCAGTCTAATGCAACTCTGGCCATATTTGTTGCCAATTACGAACCATTTTACGATTCCATTTGCCATCAGATTTTTTTTCAAGTTCGGCGGCAATCCACACCAGTTGGTAACCAGGCAGCCCGTTATGTTTCCATTGACTCACGGCAGCTGGCGAAACTCGGCACATCTTTGCTACGGCAAACGTGCCACCTAAACAATTGATGATTTCTGTTGTATTCATGTAAGCTATCTTAACATGACTGTTTGTATTTGCAGAATATGTTTGACGAATCTGTTTAGTTAGCTTAATATCTATCTTACTGGCATACCCGCCAGGAAAACATACAGGTGCATAAATGAAAGAACTAGCAAAAGCATTAGTCACGGCTCAGGCAGCTATGTCACACGCAGCCAAAGATAGTAAAAACCCACACTTTAAATCTGCATACAGCAGCCTGGCATCGGTTATCGACGCTGTGCGGCCTGCTTTGTCAGCAAACGGTTTAGCTTTTGTGCAGATGTTGCATACGGCAGACGGTGGCGTAGCAGTCGAAACAGTTCTTATCCATGAATCAGGTGAGCAGCTGTCTTGTGGCACGTTGTTTATTCCTGCAAGCAAACAAGATGCACAAGGCTACGGTTCAGCGATTTCGTATGCAAAACGCTACAGTTTGCAAAGTGCGTTGGGCATTGCATCTGAAGATGATGACGGAAACGCAGCAACCAAATCACCGCCAGTTAAAGTTATTGAGAAACCCAAAGGTATTGAGTTGGACAACATCGTGGCTCAAATGGCATCCGCGGTTAGTTACGAAAGCCTGAAGGACATATTTAGGGCAGCATGGACTGTGTGTTTGAAAGAACAACAAATCCCGTTAAAGGCTGCATACGATCAATTTAAAGCAAACTGGGAACAACAATAATGGCAAACGATCTTAACCGCTGCGAGTTTATTGGACGCTTGGGCAAAGACCCTGAAGTACGTTACACCGCTGACAGCAATGCAATTTGTAATTTCTCAATTGCGGTGGGCTACAAGACCGCAACCAAAGAAACGACAGAATGGGTCAGGATCACGGCGTTTGGCAAGTTGGCAGGAATATGTGCCGACTACTTAAAGAAAGGCTCACAGGTCTTTGTAGCGGGTCGTATGACTACCCGTAAGTGGCAAAACAAAGATGGCGTGGATCAATACACAACTGAGGTGGTTGCTGACCAAATGCAAATGCTTGGTGGTCGGCCTGCGGAGGATGCGCCAACGCCAGCAGCAGTAAAAGAAAAAGCAGACGGTGGTTATCGAGCTATGAAGGAAGGCACGTTTGTCCCGATGGAATCTGACTTTAACGACCCACCTTTCTGATGACGCAGACGGAAGAGGCAATACTTATTTCTTGGCGCATCCAGCAATGGTATGAAGGCATGGTTTTAGACGCTAGAGCTATGCAAGATTTGCAGGATGCAATCGAGATGCTTAAAACATTAGCTAAACAGGTGCAAAAATGATTATTAAATCCGTAGATACAGAAAGTAGCCATTGGTATGCTCAAGACGGGTCACCAGCTTATCGAATCATTGGCAAAAACGGCAAAGAACGCAATACTAATTTGCGTGACGCTAGAGAATTAAACCTTGTACCGTCGGTGACAACAATTCTTGGAATTATTGCCAAGCCTGGGCTTAATACTTGGTTGCAACAACAAGTGTTATTGGCTGCGCTAACGTTGCCACGCATTGCTGGCGAAACTGAGGAAAACTGGCTAGAACGGGTTATTTCTGATTCTAAATCTACAGGCCGTGACGCTATGGATCGCGGGACACAAATGCACGGCGTGTTAGAACGGTTTTACAGCGGCGAACGTGACGATTATCCACGTTATGTTGACCAAGTTGATGCGTCAATCAGAATCCACTTTGGGCAGGATCATATTTGGGAGGCAGAACGATCTTTTGCTTACGAAGGGTTTGGCGGCAAGGTTGATTTGATTGCTGAGAACATCGTGATTGACTTTAAGAGCAAAGATAAGCTCGACAAAGTTGTTTCGTACCACGAACAATTGATGCAACTGGCAGCGTATCGTGTTGGTCTTGGCAAACCCACAGCCAGATGCGCCAATGTGTTCTTTACAGAATCTGGTGACGTAAAACTGATTGAGCATAGTGAGGATGATTTGCAACAGGCGTGGGATTGCTTTCAGTATTTGTTAGCGTTCTACAAGCGTAAGAACAACATATAATTAACCGTCGGTGTTGTTCACTCCTTGTTCCATCGACCGCCCCGTAAATGGGGCGTTTTGTTGTAAAAATCCAAATAAATTAAAAATAATTGCAAAAATAGGGTTAACACCTATGCTTTTATTGTTTAGATAGCTTAATATTAGTCATCGCAACACGCGATCAACCACGACAAAAGTTACATAAATGAACAAGCAAACATTCCTCGACAAAACAATCGTTCACATGGGCGAAGTTTGGAAAATTATTGGTGTTGGTACACAAACAGAGCAAAACACTTTTTGCCTTTTGCTTAATTTGCACCGTGGTCGCACTCAAAAAAATGGTTTTTGTGGCGCACAAATTAATGATTGGATTGATACAGAAATTTTAAAATCAGCAAAATAACCCAAAGGGCGCAAGCCCCATTACTACGACAAAAGGTACATAAAATGAGTAAATTGATTGAAGCATTTAAAGCAGACCCATCCGACAAGAACCGCGCAAAGCTAGCGGCATACTTGCAAAAGCACATGATGGCAATTTGCATGGCAAGCCCAGACGAGCAGCAATTTTTAAAATCTAACGGGTTTAAGGGGTAAGCCATGAAATATTCATACATTCAATTAACGGACGAAGGCAAACGCCAGCTGATGCGAGAACTTAGCCGTGAGCTGACCGACAAAAAGATTGCAGAGCTTATGGATCAATTTGCCGATGGGGTAAAAACAGACAGCAATGGCGAACCGTACATCAAAATTGATCGTGACGAGGTGCTGGTGTGTGCTGTGCCGTTGTACACCCACTTTATTGACATTAACCACATTGAAACCGTGACAGCTAACGAAGAAGATTATGAATAAGCGTAACTGGCCTTTCTTGACAGACTTAGGCGATCCTAACTGGACAGGTAGAACCACTCGCACAATGCGTAACCAGACACGCTATTCGGCAGATGACGAACGTATACCGCCTGTTGCTTGGGTTGTTGGTCTACTAATGCTTGCAATGGTGTTTGGTTTTTTTCCACTTTTATCATTGGTGATGTTATGACTGATCAACGATTAGTAAAACAACTTGATTTGTATGAACGTGCTTACCTTGTGCTGACCATTTGGGCAGAGGATTACAGCAACGTTGACCCAGACCATCAGAAAGTTATTACCGATTTGCAACAGGAAATCAAACGGATTACTAAAGAATTAGAACGCAAGCCAGCGTATTGGATGCATTGCGATGGGCCTAAAGCACGGATTGTGTTTACGCCTGAGCCTGGTGCTGTTGCTATGTATCGGCAGGAGGATGTATGAGCGATTACATTAAAAAACTAGCAATTCAAGCCGGTATGGAATGGGACACGCACATTTGGTGTTGGTTAGCAAATCCTCCGCATCTCGAACGCTTTGCCGAGCTAGTACGGGCTGACGAGCGTGAGGCTTGTGCGAAGTTGTGTGATGAATTAGCAGAAAGCAGTTTAGACCATGAAGCAGGTGCGGCTTTAAATATTCGAGAAACAATCAGAGCAAGGGGTGAGAAATGAACAAAATTGATTTAATTATTGATGCGCTTCGACAAGCGTACGAGGACACACCCGGCTGGGTTGAAAAAGTCAATGAAGCTATATACGCAGCCCGTAAGTTGCAACAAGAGTTAGCCAAGCCTGAGCAAGATATTAATATTCTACATATTGGCACGGATGTAATCGAAGAAGGTATGCACCTAATTGTTAGAAGGGGTAATGAAATTATTCACTCACAATTTTATGAAGCACCTAAGCGTCAATGGGTCGGGCTGACTAGCGAAGATTGGGAAAACACGCCAGACACAGGCAAACAAGGTTGTGAACGTGACGCTGAATTGTTTGATTGGATAGAACAAACTTTAAAGGACAAAAACACATGAACCAAGTTGCTCGCAACACCGATCCGTCAACCAGTTGGGACGCAGCTGACCGTGCTAGGGTTTTAGCAGGTCTACACGGTGAGTTGGTGCTTTCTGCCTTACTTAGGTATGGCCCGCAAGGAAAAGACGGTATAGCCACTGTTACGGGACTCGATGGCAATCAAGTAGCCAGGCGCCTGAGTGAGTTGCAACGGGATCATAAAATTGTTTTAACTGGGCGCAACGTGCAAAGCAAATCAGGTCGTGCCGAACGGGAATGGAAAGTTATGCCGCGGCAAATGGATTTGATATGAGCTACATAATTGGAAATTTACCGCCAGTTAAGTGCTTTGTGCGGCGTGAGTATTTGTATAATTTTGAAAAAGGCCACGGTGAACTTGAGCCTTGCATTTGGGTAAGCATCAAGGCAATTCGTGGGCAAGTGTTTCGCATTGAGAGCTTATTGCCACGATACGGCGCTTTGTACGACAAACTGCCTATTCAGGCTTATGTTTGGAATACTAAGCATGGCGATTTAGATTTTGACATTCTGCAACTTTGGGATTGCATGGGCTATAGGTTTACCGTCCACGAAAAGATTGGTCTGCGTAACTTTGGCGTTAAATTCTTAGGTAAAGACAAAGAATGGCACTTTGGTAAATACTTGTTTACGGTAGACTTTTGTGCCGACGGTATGGATGTAGACACAGGTTTTACTGAAGTTGCTGAAGAACACAAATCATTTAACTTTATCCGGTTGGATAATGGGCAGTTTGCAGCGCAGCCTAACAACAGATGCCTTTGGTACGACCAGTCGCTGATACCGGCAAAGACTGACTTTCCAGACTTTCAGGCATCACGCCACATTTGGACTGTAGACGGGTCTCGCAAATGGTCAGCGGGTAACGATTGGTTTTACGATATTAAGGAAAGGCATGAGTGAATACAGCCCACATCCCTGCATAGAATACATTTACGACAACGCACCACATTACGCCAAGGCCAAGGGAGAATTGGCGCAGTTGGAGGCGTTTAAATCAAGCCTAAAGGCTATTCTGATGAAGAAATCAGGAGAATCTGCTGTAACTGCCCAAGAGCGCGAGGCATATGCTCATCCTGATTATCAGAACCTATGTAATGCAATTGGGGCAGCAACTGAGAAAGCTGAGTTGTTAAAGTGGCGGCTAACAAGCGCACAACTACGATTCGATGCCTGGCGTACAGAGCAGGCCAGTAACCGTCAAATTGAGAAATTAACTAAATGACCAAAGCGCAACGTAAGCATTACGAAAAACTTGCCATTCTTGGATGCTCGCTGTGCCGACATTTAGGGTACGGAGAAACTCCGTGCGAGATTCATCACTTACGCCACGCAGGACGCAGGGACTCAGCACCAGTTATAGGACTATGCCCAGAACACCACCGAGGCAACACGGGTGTACATGGCATGGGTCGCAAAGCCTTTGCAGTAAAATATAGCGTGACAGAGGAGGATTTATTAACCCAGACTGAGGCGCTAATTTGAGAGCTAAACGGGTTGACGTTAATCAAAAAGAAATTGTTGATGCGCTGCGACAATTAGGGTTTTCTGTTACAGATTTGTCAGCCGTAGGCAAAGGTTGCCCAGATTTACTAGCGGGAAAAAGCGGTATTACTTACCTATTTGAAATTAAACGGGACAATAAAGCAAAATTCACACCGCAGCAAATTGAGTGGCAAAACGGTTGGAAAGGTGGTATTTTTGTTAGAATTGAGTCTATTGACGATGTTTTAGCATTGTGAGGCCATGATGGATTATCCTGCCGTTTTCGTGTCTACATTGTTTCATAGCGGAACAAATGCTCACTTTATGCATTTACAAACGGACAGTTACGCCAAGCATAAAGCGTTGCAAAAATACTACGAAGGCATCATTGATTTGACCGACAGCTGGGCCGAGGCGTATCAAGGTTGTTACGAGCAGATCAAAAGCTATCCTAAAGATTTTCACCTAGCTACAGACCCAGTAAAATACATTACGGCAATTAAATCATTTGTTAAAGATATTCGTGATGAATTGCCTAAAGATTCAGAATTGCAAAACCTTGTCGATGAGATTGCTGACTTAATTGATTCAACACTTTATAAATTAAAGGCGTTCAAATGAATAAGCCTGGACTCTACGCAAACATTCTTGCCAAACAGGAACGAATTAAAGCAGGCAGCGGCGAACACATGAGAAAGCCAGGCTCACCAGGCGCACCTACGGCTAAAGACTTTAAAGAATCAGCGAAGACAGCCAAGGACACTAAGAAATGACAGCGGCTTGGCAACGTAAGGAGGGCAAGAACCCTGCTGGCGGTCTAAATGCCAAGGGTCGAGCGAGTGCCAAAGCAGAGGGCATGAACCTCAAGCCACCCGTTAAGGCAGGCGATAACCCACGCCGAGCCAGTTTTCTTGCACGAATGGGCAATATGCCAGGGCCAATGGAAAAAGACGGGAAACCGACCAGACTAGCCCTAGCCTTAAAAGCATGGGGCGCATCAAGCAAAGAAGATGCAAGGGCAAAAGCCAAGAATATCAGCGAACGGAATAAGTAAGCTAAACTTAAAATATCTTAAATCTACGACAATTGAGAAAGATATGGCAGTTAAAAAACAATTAACAAATATTAAAGGTGCAGGCAGACCCAAGGGAGTGCCTAACAAATCCACCACAAAGGCTCGTGAGGCGATTGCAGCGTTTGTTGATGGTAATGCACACTTATTACAAACGTGGCTTGAGCAGATCGCTGTAGATGATCGATATGGGCCAAAGACAGCATTTGAATGTTTCATGGCTGTCGCTGAGTACCACGTTCCTAAACTTGCACGAACCGAACATACTGGCGCTAATGATGGCCCGATTGAAATGGTGGTCAAGTGGCAAGACGGGAAGTAACTCTGCCCTACTCTCCAAGGGGCGCTTTCAAACCATTCCATAACCGCACCGAGCGTTGGGCTTGCTTGGTTGCCCACCGTCGAGCAGGCAAGACTGTCGCAGCAATCAACGACATTATCCGTGCCGCACTCATGTGCAAGACTGAAAGCCCACTATTTGCCTACATTGCACCTTTTCGCAGCCAAGCTAAGTCTGTGGCTTGGGACTACATCAAACGCTTTGCAGCACCAGTTCTTGCATCAAGCAACGAGGCCGAGCTGACGGTTGAGCTTATAACTGGTGGCAAAATACGTTTGTTCGGTGCTGATAATGCAGATGCAATGCGCGGTTTAGGTTTTGATGGCGTGTTTATGGACGAATACGGGGACTTTAGACCTAGCGTGTGGGGTAACGTCATTCGTCCTACTTTGTCAGACAAGCAGGGTTGGGCTGTGTTTGCCGGTACGCCAAAGGGTAAAAACCAGTTTTGGCAGATATTTGAAACAGCTAAGAAAACGCCTGACGAGTGGTTTCACCTTGTTTTAAAGGCTAGTGAGTCTGGTCTATTGCCTGACACAGAGCTACGAGCAGCTGCCGCACAGATCAGCGATGACCAGTTTCTACAAGAGTATGAGTGTTCGTTTGAGGCGGCTATTCTTGGCGCGTTCTATGGCGAGGACTTACGCAAAGTGACCGAGGCCGGACAAGTTAGGCGTGTTGACTACGATCCGCACATACCTTGCCACACGGCTTGGGACTTGGGTTATCGAGATGACACGGCAATTTGGTGGTATCAAGTCGTGCGTAACGAAATCCACATCATTGATTATTTTGCAATAAGTGGTGCAAATATCGAGGAAATAGCTAAAATAGTGCTACAAAAGCCGTATATTTACGGTAAACATTACCTACCGCATGACGCGAGGGCTAAAACCTTGGCAGCTGCGGGTAAGTCAGTCATTGAGCAATTGGCAGAGTATTTAGGTATCAACAACATGGCTATCGTGCCTGACTTGTCGGTGCAAGATGGGATTCAAGCGGTCAGGCAGATGTTGTCGCAATGTTGGTTTGATGCTGAACGCACACACGATGGGTTAGAAGCACTAAGGCAATATCAACGGGAATATGACGAGGACAAGAAGGCATTTAGGCAAACGCCCAGGCATGATTGGACTTCTCACCCAGCTGACGCATTTAGGATGTTGGCGATTGCTTGGAGGCTAGAGCCAAAGGTTAAGCAAGCAGATACAGAAAAGCCTCTTATGGTCGGGCCAGAAAACACAGTAACTTTAAATGATATGTGGGCAACCCACACAACACAACGGAGTAGAAGATTATGAGTGGCGTAGCAAATCCTTATCGTTACCAATACGAACACATTGCAGCAAGTTCATCGGCGCAGGTTTTAGGCGGTACAGGCGCAATTGGTGATTACATTCACAGATTGGTTTGTACGGTCAATACAGCATTGACTTCAACGGTTCAAATCGTTGACGGTACAGGCGCAGGCATTTTGACGCATACTGTGTTGCCAGCTGCGGTCGGCGGCGGCATTGGTGTGTATAACATCGAGCTAAACGCAGTATCTGCAAACGGCGCTTGGAAGATTACAACTGGCGCAGGCGTTGAAGTCATGGCGGTAGGTATTTTTACGCAATGATCGTAGCAAGCGTATTGCGGTCTGGTGGTGATTTCAAGCCTGAACACGTTTATGCGCTTGAAAAGATGTGTGCCAAATATTTGCCAAGCCATGCGTTTGTTTGTTTATCTGATCTAAAACTGGATTGCCACACGTTGCCTTTGCTGCACAATTGGGACGGTTGGTGGTCAAAGATGGAGTTGTTTAGGTTACCAAGTGCGCTGTATTTTGACTTAGATACCGTGTTGACTGGTGACTGTACGGCAATGATTGAGGCGGCAAAGCAGCATGATTTTGTGATTATGCGTGATGTTTATCGGGGTCAATACAACCCGAAAGCAATGCAATCAAGCATGATGTATTGGTCAAAATCTGTTGATTTGTACGACAAGTTTGCTGCATTACAGATGTATACGGCGGGTGGTGACCAGACTTACATTGAACACTTTATGCGGGACAAAGTGACATACTGGCAGGATATTGCGGATGGGATAGTGAGCTTTAAGGCTGATGTGCTGCCAAACGGGTTAGACGATGCCAAGGTAGTAATATTCCACGGCAAACCTAGACCGTGGGAACAAACAAGGATACCGTATGAAATTGGTTGAAGGCTGGTACGTACCTGACTTTGATGAAGTTTGCATCACGGCATTGTTAAACGAATTGCCTGATTTAACGTTAAGTTACATTTACGTTAACAACTTCAGAACTGTCATTCAAGCAGGTGGCAACATTGGATTATTTCCTGCAAATATGGCTAACTATTTTGAAAGAGTGATTACCGTCGAGCCTGATGCGTTAAATTATTCAGCCTTGGTATTAAATACAAAAGGCATTTTAAACATTGAACATACGCAAGCTGCGTTTGGTGACAAAACAGGTATTGCGGCTGTTGACAGAATCCAGCCTGACAATATAGGAGCGCATCAAATCAAAGCAGGCAATGAGGTGCGAGTCCTTACGATTGACTCGTTTGATGTAAATGATTGTGATTTTATCCAGTTAGATATTGAAAGTTACGAACATTTGGCGTTGCTTGGCGCAGAACAAACCATTAAAAAAACATATCCGGTTATCACGCTAGAGCTTAAAGGTTGTGGCGAAAGATACGGTTATAGCAATGAAAATACGATTAATTTGCTTGCGAATTGGGGCTATCAGATCGTCGGGCGGGTCAACCGTGACGTAATTTTTGCGAGAATTTAAGATGGAAGCATTGACTGGTGTGCAAAAATGGCTGAATACAATCAGCCAATACGACAATGAATTTAAAAAGTGGGAAGGTCGCACCACTAAGATTGTTAAGCGTTACCGTGATGACAACCGCAATCAGAATACAAACGAAACCGCTAAATTTAATATTCTGTGGTCTAACGTACAAACGCTGATCCCTGCCGTATACGCTCGATTACCAAAAGCAGACGTTGCTAGACGCTTTGGCGATAACGATCCAGTTGCCCGTGTTGCCGCACAACTCATTGAACGTGCCTTGGACTTTGAGATTGAGCATTACACCGATTTCAGATCGACAATGAAACACGCAGTTGAGGACAGGTTCTTAGGTGGTCGAGGCGTGGCATGGGTGCGCTACGAGCCACACGTTCGGGCGCAAGACATTCCTGAAGATGGGCTGCAAATCACAGAAGATGTAGACGAAGTTGACAGCGAAGGCCAACAAATTAAAACAGCAATGCCTGGCATTGATGGCGCTTTGGGTGAAGAAGTCGAGCCACAAGAAGAAATTGAGTACGAGTGTGCGCCAACTGATTATGTGCATTGGAAAGATTTTGGTCATTCAGTTGCACGAACATGGGAAGAAGTCACAAGCGTCTGGCGTTGGGTGTACATGACAAAAGAAAGCCTTGCCGAACGATTTGGCGAAGAAATGGCTAAAAAAATACCATTAGATGCAGGGCCTGAAACGAATAAACAGTATTCAACCCAGTCCAAAGATTTCACAAGGGCAAAGATTTGCGAGATTTGGGACAAAGAAAGTGGCAAGGTGTACTGGATTAGCAAGAGTTGCCCAGACATATTGGATGAACGTGAAGATCCGCTAGAGCTAGAGAATTTCTTTCCATGCGCTAAACCGTTGTACGCCACAATGACGAGCGACACGCTTGTGCCTGTGCCTGACTTTGTGCTTTATCAAGATCAAGCCACAGAGCTAGACATTTTGACTGATCGTATCGACGGGTTAGTTAAGGCATTGCGTGTGCGTGGGGTCTATGACGCATCACAACCCACTTTACAGCGTCTTTTGACTGAAGGCGATAACAACACACTTATCCCTGTTGATAAATGGATGGCGTTCTCTGAAAAAGGCGGCTTAAAAGGGTCTATTGACTTGTTGCCGTTGGATACCCTGTCAAATGCTCTATTGCAATGCTATCGGGCAAGAGATGAAATCAAAAACCAAATTTATGAAATCACAGGTATTAGTGACATTGTTCGGGGACAGACAGCAGCTAGTGAAACCGCTACGGCACAACAGATTAAGGGTCAGTATGCAGGACTGCGCTTGCGCTCGATGCAAGAAGATGTTGCCTTGTTTGCAAGTGAGTTATTCCAGTTAAAAGCCCAAGTCATTTGCACTAAATTTCAGCCCACAACTATCTTAATGTACGCTGCCGCACAAGGTATGCAACCGGCAGATCAGGCGCTTATCCCACAGGCGTTGCAGTTAATCCAAGACAAGCCATTACGTTCGTTCCGCATCCAAGTTGACTCAGATAGTCTGGTGCAGATTGACGAAAATCAAAACAAACGTGAGCGAGTTGAGTTCTTGCAAGCGATGGGTGGGTTCTTGACGCAAGCCTTGCCAATGGGTCAACAAGCGCCAGAGTTAGTGCCTATGTTGATTGAATTGGTTAAGTTTGGCGTTGGCGCATACAAAAAAGCCACACCGATTGAGGGTACGATTGACCAGGCTATGCAAGAGTTGCAGAAAAAGCAGCAAATGATGGCGCAACAACCACCACCGCCAAACCCTGAAATCATGAAGATGCAGGCAGAGCAGCAGTTTGAGCAAATGAAGATGCAAGCTCAAGCCCAAAACGAGCAAATGAAGATGCAGGCCACAGCGCAGGCTGAACAACTACGGGCGCAAGCCGATATTCAGGTAGCTCAAGCCAAGGCGCAGGCAGACGTTCAAATGCACCAAATGAAACTGCAAGCCGAAACACAACTTGAGGCGCAAAAACAACAGTATATGCAGGCAATGGAACAAGCCAAGTTGCAAGCCGCTGAACAATTGGAAAAGTGGAAAACTGAGCTAGAGTCTGCAACCAAGATTATGGTGGCTAGGATTGGGGCGAACCCAGGCTTAGACTTGCCATTGCTTGAGGCTCAAGAGGCTGCAAGCACCAAGATTGCCGCAGAACTGGGTGACAATGTGACGCAAGCAATGAACCGTATGGTTCAGATGCACGAAAACATGAACAATATGCACAACATGGCAATGGATAAGATTAATGGCGTAATGACGGTTATTGCAGCACCTAAGAAGATTGTCCGTGGCGCAGATGGGAGAGCCGCGGGGGTCGAGCTTGCATGAACGGTTACTGGGATACCGGAACGTGGGACGATGCGACATGGGATTATGTGCCTGTCATCGTCGAGATGGATATGCACGATGGCGGTAAACGCAAAAAAGAGGAAGATGCCTACCTTAAAGCAGAGGCAGACAAAGCAAAAGCAAGACGAGATGAGGTTTTAGCGTTATTTGAGCAAATAGTTGAGGGTAAACCAAGAATTGCGGAGGAAATTGCAGAACCGTTTGTGATTGAAGCAACAGCGCAAGCGCCAGCTGTGATTGATTACGATGCAATGTTGGCTGATTTGAATCGAGTAAACAGGATTTACAACGAACACATAGAAATGGATGATGAGGACGTTTTAGCTTTGATATGAAAAAAACTTACATATACGTTAATGGCGAACTGGTCGAGAAAGGTTCAAAAGAGCATTACGAGAGCCTTGGCCCAATGGTTATGCCTGACATTGCACCTTACAAATCTATGATCGACGGTTCGATGATTACGAGCCGTTCGGTGCATCGTGACCATTTGCGACAGCATGGCTGCATTGAAGTAGGTAACGAAAAGATGGAAACCAAGTTGCCACCACCAAAAGATACACGGCGGGAAGTTATGCGGCAACAATTGGGAAATATGACACACAAGCAAGCAAATCAGATTCTTTCACAACTACGCCGTAAATTTACCTAAAGGGGTATGAATGGACAATACTGAACAGCCAGATCGTCGAGAATTACTGTCACAGCAGTTTGACGAGGTTCAGAATGAAACACCCGTCGAGGCAGTCAGGACTCAGCCCGAACCCGATCTTGAGCCACCGCCAGAACCACCCGTTTGGGAAAGACCGCCAGCATCGTGGAAAAAGGATTATCACGAAGCCTGGACAACCGCTGATCCAAAGCTAAAAGAATACGCTTGGAAACGTGAAGAAGAAATGAAAGCAGGGGTTCAGCCTCTGCTGTCAAAAGCGCAATTTGCCGATCAAATGCAGCAGGCCATTGAGCCTTATATGCAAAACATTCGTGGGCTTGGCATTGAAGCACCGCAGGCGGTAAAAGCCTTAATGGAAGCTGATAATTTATTGCGCCACGGCTCACCACAACAGAAGCAAGCATATTTTGCCCAACTAGCCCAACAGTATGGGATCAATATGGGCGAAGTGCAGATTCAACCAACTGATCCTAATTTTTACGCTATTCAAAACGAGCTTGCACAAGTTCGTGGCGAGGTGTTAAATTGGAAGCAACAGCAGGAAGCAGCACAGAATCAAGCACTTTTGAATGAAATTAGTGAATTTCAAACAAAAGCAGAGTATTTTGAGGAAGCACGTCCAACAATGATCCAGTTGCTTAACAGCGGCGTGGCGAAAGACCTGGATGATGCGTATCAAAAAGCAATACGCCTAGATAATGACTTGTTTACTAAGCATCAGCAAGCCTCACAGGGTCAAGCAGATGCGGCAAAACGGGAACAATCGAACAGGGCAGCGAAAGCGGCTCGGGCGGCAGCGGTCAGCGTTAAAAGTTCCACACCAGGGGCGGCAACGAGTACCAAAGCGCAAGATAGGCGTTCATTATTGTTGGAGCAATTTGACAATCTTAATGAGCGTTTTTGATAACCTAATCGGAGATTACTATGGCATTTGCCAATAGCTCGATCAGCGACATCATTGCGACTAACATTCAAAGCCGCACAGGTGAACTTGCTGATAACGTAACAAATAACAACGCTTTACTGCGCCGTTTGAAAGAACGTGGCAACGTAAAGACGTTTTCAGGCGGTAACGTGATTTTGCAAGAGATCATGTATAACGACTCAACAACCAACAACACCAACAGCTATTCAGGCTATGAAGTGTTAAACGTGTCGCAAAACAGCCCCATTTCGGCTGCTCAGTTCTCAATCACCCAGTACGCATCGGCAGTTTCGATCAGCGGCTTGGAAATGATCCAAAACAGCGGTAAAGAAGCGATTATCGACTTGCTTGACGGTCGTATGAATGTGGCTGAAGCTCAGTTGGCTAACCGTATTTCGGGTGACATTTACCTAGACGGTACGGGTAACTCAGGCAAAAACATTACTGGCCTCGGTGCTGCAATTCCTGACGCACCAACAACCGGCACATACGGCGGCATCAATCGTGCGACTTTCACGTTTTGGCAATCTGTTGCCTATTCAGGCGTGACCAACGGCGGCTCTGCTGTTTCGGCATCGAACATCCAATCATATATGGATGCTCTAGCTGTTCAGTTGATTCGTGGAACTGACAAGCCTGATCTGATCGTTTGCGACAACAACTATTACAAATTGTATTTGCAATCGTTGCAGTCGATCCAACGTATCACAGACGGTGGCAATTCGCAAGCTGGCGCTGGTTTCGCATCGTTGAAATACTACGGCGCAGGTATGGCATCTGACGTAATTTTGGACGGTGGTATCGGTTCAGCCGCAACAGCAAACCATATGTGGTTCTTGAACACTAAATACATTATGTTCCGTCCACACGCTGATCGTAATTTCGTGCCAATCGGCGGCGAGCGTCAAGCAGTTAACCAAGACGCAATCGTTAAGCTCATCGGATTTGCCGGCAACCTCACATCTTCAGGCCCGCAATTCTGCGGCGTGCTGATCGCTTAAGGAAAACCATCATGGCATATACATTCGACGAACCCCGTGCAGGACTCCTGCAAATTGCTCAAACGGATTCTGGTATTACTACAGCAGGCGGCACGACCATCCCAACGCCCCCAGCTGTTTTAGGTACTATCGTTCGTGCATTTGATCCAACTTACGGCGAAGGCGAGTTCATCTTGCTGTTAGGCGTGGCATCAACTGTTGTTGGCTCGGTTGTGCGTTACAACGCTACAACTTATCAAACAACTTTGGTTGTCAACACCGCCGTTCAAGACGTGCCTGTTGCAGTCGCTATGTCGGCTTGCACAGCGGGTCTTTATGGTTGGTATCAGATTGCTGGTAATGCAGTCATCAAGAAAACTGCTGTGACCGTTGCACCTAACGTCACTCTGTTCTTGTCGGCTACAGCCGGTCGTGTAAAAGTCTTGGCATCTGCTGGCTTGCAAGTTGTTGCTGCTCGTTCAGCCAACCTGACTACCGTTACTTCTACGACTTCCACGGTCACTGTGACCATCAACCGTCCACATCTACAGTCACAAATTACCTAATGATTGAAGCTGTTCTTGATGTAGTTGGAAACACAGAGCCTGACGTTTTGTTGGGCAATGTGCAGCGATCCGTAAAAAGATCGCTGCCTTGGTTTGATTTTGACGAGTCACGCCAAGGCAGCGTCTGTCTTGTTGGTGGTGGGCCAAGTCTGGTTGACACAATTGACCAGTTGCGGTTACGCCATCAAAACGGTGCAAAAGTATGGGCTGTAAACGGCACTTACGACTATATGATTGGGCAAGGCATTATTCCTGATGCGATGGTAATGTTAGACGCTCGACCAGAGAACGTGAGATTTGTTCAAAATCCACAGCAATCGACTACGTTTTACATTACAAGCCAATGCGACGATGCAATATTTGATGCGTTGGAAGGTTACAAAGTAGTGCTAGTACACGCCAATACGCCTGGTGTTTATGAATTGCTTGAGCATGAAAAAGCTCGACCAGTTCATTTGATGGGTGGGTTTACAACTGTTGGCATTTTGTCGTTGATATTGGCTAAGTTGCAAGGCTTTAAACGTATCTTTATGTTTGGCATGGATTCAAGCTATCGAAATGGCGAACACCACGCTTACGAGCAAACAAGTAACAATGGCGAACGTATTATTGACGCTATGGTGAACGATGTAACCTATAAGTGTGCGCCGTGGATGGCACAGCAAGTAACGGATTTTCAGAATGTCGTGGCAGGCTTTGAAGATGTCACGATTGAAGTATGTGGCGATGGGCTTTTGCACGAAATGGCAAAAGCAATGAGTAATTAAACTTAAAGGACTATCATGGCATTTCCATCAAGAATTCAAGGCGCAGGCAACTCGCCACTATCTGCTTCAACAATTTGCGGTGACGGTGCAACTGGCTTAGTTGCAACAGGTTCAACTGCATCAGATGCGTTGCAAATCTCAGCCGTTAATAACACAATTACCACTTCGTCTGCATCAACTGGCGTTAAATTGCCACCGACTGAAGTTGGCGCACAGGTCATTATTCGTAATGATTCTGGTCAAACAATTACAATTTATCCGTACAATACAAGCAGCACAATTAACGCAGCTGCATCAAGCGTAACGGTTGCAACAGCAAAAACAATTCTGTTGGCAGCAACTTCCGCCACTACATGGGTTTCAATCACAGGGGCATAAATTGGCTTTAGACAGCGATGTTTTCAACGCAGATTCTCACCTACATGTCGAGTTCTATGTTTACGATAAAGATCCTTATAAAGATAAGCCGTTTGTTAGAATCATAGTGCCAGGCGATAAAACGACGATTATTGATCAACCCGTTCGGGACGATCATAAGCAGCGTTTCCCTCGCCAATGGTTGCACTTTCAAATGCAAAACAATAATGCAGAAATTATTGGTGTGCCGTTGAAACAATGGGTACAAGACGATCCTGAAAACTTTAACGATATGCAGATGGCAGAATTGCAAATTTTTAAGTTTCAGACCGTTGAGCAAGTTGCTACCGCTACCGATAACCAATTGCAGCGTATTGGCATGGGTGCGGTGGGCTTGCGAGAGCAGGCAAGGCGTTATTTACAAGTTAAAAACCAATCTTCAAGTCAAACTGAAATTGAAAAAACAAAGCAAGAGCTTGCTGAAGTTAAAGAGCAAATGGCGGCTTTGATGGCTCAATTATCAGAAAAGAAGGTTGGGAGGCCAAAAAAAGAGGACTAAATGTCATCAACGATGCTACAGCTAGTAACCCAAGTCACTAATGAGCTTGGGGTATCAACGCCAACTACTGTGGCATCAAATACCAACCAAGATGTAATTCAAATCTTGGCGTTAATGAACGCTGCCGGTTATGAATTTTTAAGAAAGCATGACTGGCGGCAATTAACAAAGCAATATACATTCACAACGGTCTATACCCAAACAACGGGTAACGTGACGCTGAACACTTACACCATCACCGGCATCCCATCGACTGCTGGGCTTGATTCAACGTATCAAGTGGTGGGCAACGGTATTTCAAACGCTTGTTACATTGAGTCGGTTGACTCAGCCACGCAAGTAACCGTCAACTTGCCATCTACAGGGACGTATACAGGGGCTACGATCACTTTTGAAAAGGTGAAGTACGCATTACCCTCAGATTACGAATCAACCGTTCCAAGAACCCATTGGGACAAATCGAAACATTGGGAAATGCTTGGTCCTGAAAGCCCACAGCAATGGGAATGGCTGTTGTCTGGCTTTATCTCAACTGGCCCACGGATTCGTTACCGATTGCTTGGCAAATACTTTCAGATTTGGCCTGGCGTTTCGACTAACGAGTTGTTAGGTTACGAATATCGGTCAAATGGTTGGGCGTTATCAGATACCGGCGTTGTAAAAACATCTTTCACTGCCGACAACGATACTTGTATTTACCCAGATCGCTTGATGGTTTTGGCTACCAAACTCAAGTATTTTGAGGCTAAAGGCTTTGATACCACAGCAATGTATCGAAATTATATTGAAGAATTCGAGATTGTTCGGGCGCAAGATACGTCAGCAGCTAATTTGTCGTTTGCACCACGCCCAGGCACAGTTTTGATTGGGTATGATAACGTGCCCGACACGGGTTATGGGGTTAACTAACGTGTGCCCAAGACTTTCTAGATTTAATTTCAGAAATAACGGATTGGCTAACTCCGTGTTCAATTGCAATAATTCTATGAACACGGTTGTCTTGTCTAATTGCCAAAACTTTTTCAACAGTCAATTTAGACATTGGGTGCTTTTCGCCCATCTTTTGCGTGCCATGTTTAAACTTGTCTTGGCTGTTATTTGTTCTGTTATCCCATCGAAGATTGGTCAACGCATTATTCCAAGGATCGCCATCAGCATGGCAACATTCCATTCCCTCTGGTCGTTTACTTACAAACGCTTCCATAACCAATTTGTGCGGGTAAAAAGTGGTCACTTTATCAAATTTAGACAAACAAATTTGCGGACGATTCAATCTTTTATTCAATTGAAGTTTTTTAATCAGTCCGGTTTTTGCGTTTTTAACATTGCCAAAATCAGAAACTTGGTAAAGACCCTCAAAACCAATAACATCACGCCATTGTTCCATAATAATTCCCTCATGTTAAATGAAGGGAAAGTATAACATGGCAAGCCGACTTGTTCAAGGTGCGGCGGCTCGTGTTCAATCATTGCCAGCGCCTATTGGTGGTTGGAACGTGCGAGATTCTATTGCAAACATGGATACGCTCGATGCCGTTCAATTAACCAATTTGTTCCCCACAGTCAATAATGTGGTGTTGCGTGGTGGATACACAAAATATTCAACCGGCATTTCAGGTCAAGTTCAGACATTGATGGGTTATTCAAGCGGCGCAATTGACAAATTATTTGCAATTGCGGGAACATCAATTTACGACTGCACCAATGGCGGTGCTGTTGGCGCAGCTGTAAAGACAAGTTTAAGCAACGCTAAATGGGAATATACCAACGTCACAACGCCTGCCGGTGGTTACTTATATGCGGTCAATGGAATTGATGCGCCGTTGCTGTATAACGGATCGATTTGGACAAATCCAACCATTACTGGTGTAACCGCATCAACTTTAAGCAATATCACCACGTTTAAAAACCAAGTTTGGTTTACGCAAGCATCAACATTAAAAGCATGGTACTTACCTACCTTATCCATTCAAGGTGCTGCAAACGCAATTGACATGAGTTCAGTTGCTCAATTAGGTGGATATTTAGTTGCAGCGGGGACTTGGACAATTGATGCTGGCTATGGAGTAGACGATAACCTAGTGTTCATAACTTCCAATGGCGAGGTTATTGTTTATTCTGGTACTGACCCATCAGATATTACAAAATTTGCTCTAGTGGGCGTTTGGCGCATTGGTAAGCCTGTTGGCAAACGATGCTTGATGAAGTATGGCGGGGATATGATTATTCTTACCTATAACGGTCTTTATCCACTTGCCGCTAGTCTTCAATCATCTAGACTAGACCCAAGAATTGCATTATCAGACAAGATTCAAGGCGCATTTTCTGCGGCAACGCAGTCTTATGGTGATAATTTTGGTTGGGATATTAGTTTTGATCCTAAACACAACGCTTTGACTGTAAATGTGCCAATTCAAGAAGGGCAGCAACAGCAATATGTGATGAATAACATTACTAAAGCATGGTGTAATTTTACAGGCCAATATGCTAATTGTTGGACAATTTTTGAAAACGAACCATATTGGGGCGGTAACGGATTTGTTGCCCATGCATGGGATGACAATTACGCAAATGACACAAGCGATATAAACGGTTACGCGTTGCAAGCATTTAACTACTTTGATGCCCGTGGGGTAAAAAAGTATTTTACTAGAGCAAGACCGTCAATTTTCACAAACGGTACGCCATCAATTTTTATTGGTTTAAACATGGATTTTGATTTGGCAGACACAACTGCGGCGCTAAGTTTTAGCCCACAAGTATCTGCAAAATGGGACGTTGCGCTATGGGATGTTGGTTATTGGGCTACAGATACGGTTATCACAAACAACTGGCAAGGCGTGACTGGCATTGGTTATTGCGCTGCAACTCAATTTAAAACGGCCTCTCAAGGAACGACAATTCTATGGGCATCGACGGACATTGTTTATCAACAAGGTTGGGCTGGCATATAGTCCAGGGCGATGTAATTGGCTATTGGGTAGCTGACCGAGTACAAGGTAAGTATTTTGCAGATAATTCGCAAGCAATTGGGTTAGAGCATGATGGTCAAATTATTGCAGGCGTAATTTACGAGAATTGGAACAAAGCCTCGATTGTGTGCCATATAGCAATTGAAGGCCGTATGACAAAAGGGTATTTAAAAGCGATATTTAGTTACCCTTTTGAGTTTTGTAAGGTAAAAAAGATTATTGTGCCGGTAAGCAGTACCCATGCAAAAAGTTTAAAATTAGTTACTAAGATGGGTTTTATTGAAGAAGCAAGGGTTAAAAATGCAGCACCGGATGGCGATATTATATTTTTGACATTGGCAAAAGAAAATTGCCGGTTTCTAGGGGTAAATAATGGGTAAGTCAGCATCAGCACCACCAACACCGGATTATGTCGGCGCAGCCAAGCAGCAAGGTATTGATAATCTTGCCTCTGCAAAGCAATCCAATATTATGTCTAACCCAAATATGTACACACCGTTTGGCAATCAAACGGTTACTTATTCAAACCCGACATTTGACCAATCTTCATACGAAACAGCGTTGGCTAAATACAACGCAAATAAAATTGATCCAAATTCTTATTATCGGTCTGGTGAAAGCGGTCAAACAACTTTTGATCAAGCAGGATTTGATGCAGCTAATGCACAGCGAGGTGCAGCGCCAACCCGTGAAGCATTTACAACTGGCGGCGGCCAACCAACAATTACGCAGTCATTAAATCCGCAAGCGCAACAAACACTTGACGCTCAAATGCGTGTCCAAACTGCTTTGGCTAATCTTGGTCAGACAGGCGCAAATAATGCTCAGAACGTTTTAAATCAATCGTTTAATCCAAATTTAGCGCCTATTCAAAATACAGTTGCTAATTCAGGCAACATTCAAAATACAGTTGCGCCATCGGGCAATATTCAATCAACTATTGCGGGATATAACCCTGTACAAGTTTCTAATGTGCAAACGGGATTGGGCGCAGGTGATTATGGATTAGCAAGAGCAAACACTCAAGCAAATACTTATGGTTTGGCAAGCGGTAACGTTAATGCCAATACTTATGGTTTAGCACAAGGCTATGTGCCGTTGCAAACATCATTAAACACAAGCAATTTAACGCAAATGCCTACTAATGCAGGTATTAATGCACAACAAGCTATTCTTGATCGGTTAAACCCAACAATTCAACAAGGCGATACGTCATTTAAACAAGCGTTGGCAAATCAAGGGTTAGCGCCAGGCACAGCTGCCTACGATGCTGCGTTTAGAAACCGTGAAATGAGCAAAAATGACTTGTATAACCAAGCGGCCTTGCAAAGTATTAACGTTGATATGGCGGCTCGGCAACAAGGGTTAAATGAATTAAATACAACTGGCACATTTGGCAATCAGGCTTTATTGGCGGGTGCAGGTTTATACAATCAAGCGGTTGGTCAAAACTTTGGTCAAGGTATTACTGCTAATCAACTTCAAAATCAAGCTGTGGCACAAAACTTTGGTCAAGGCGTAACAGCCGATCAATTGTATAACTCGGCTGTTGGTCAAAACTTTAATCAGGCTTTGGCAGCGCAACAAGCTAATAATGCAGCACAAGCACAGCAATATGGTCAAAACGTAGGTGCAGGTCAATTTACAAATGCTGCACAAGCGCAGTTATACGGTCAAAATGCAAATAATGTTCAATTAAACAATGCAGCACAACAACAGTTATACGGTCAGAACTTAAACAACGCACAATTTAATAACCAAGCCATACAACAATCTTTAGCCCAGCAATCTGCATTACGGGCGCAACCATTAAATGAGATTCTTGGCTTAATGGGCGGCTCACAAATTCAATTGCCGCAATTCCAAGGTTATCAGGGTACACAAGTTGCACCAGCGCCGACTTTTGCAGGCGCACAAGCTCAAGGTCAAGCGGCAAATCAAGCTTACGGGATTCAGCAAGCAGGCAACAACTCAACCATGCAAGGCCTTACTTCATTAGGCGGCATGGCGGCAATGTATTTCTAATGCTTGGATTAGCGTTCTCAGGTGGGAAGGATTCTTTAGCGTGTTGGTACTTGTACCGTGAAAAGAATCCAATTGTCTTTTGGGCAAATACTGGTAAAGCGTACCCTGAAACAATGGAAATCATTGAACAGGTTAAAGCAGATGCAGTTGAGTTTATTGAAGTAAAGTCAAATCAAGAGCAACAAATTAAATTTTATGGTTATCCAAGCGATGTTGTGCCGGTTGATCATAGTTTTGAAGGTATGCAATTTTCAGGCGATAAGCCAGTACGAGTACAGAGTTATTTAAATTGCTGTTGGGCAAACGTAGGGCAACCTTTGACAGAGGCAATTGCAAAACGTGGCATTACGCATTTGATTCGTGGTCAACGGCTTGATG